AAGGTAGGTATGAGGATCGTCTGTGGTGTAGACAATAGAGCCTGATGACCCCACTGCTCCTGTCAACACTGCTGTTTGAGCCGCTGGTGCATCCGTGATAACGCTTGCACTCTTCCAGGTGTTGTTTGCAGCAACTGCTGTTCCTGCTTTGCTAAATAACAAGGTTGTATTCTTATCGTAGTAGTAGATTTGTGGAGTTATGTTTCCTGCACTTGTAGGAGACTTCAACTTCAAAGACATAATGTACTCGGTACCAGCCGTTACTGGAACGCCTTTAGTGATGGGCAGTAAGTTTCCAAGACTCATCAAACCTGCACCACTCGCAATGATCTTGCAGGTGTCTGTCCCGTCGATGACGTTGTCGCCAGTGTCTGCAACTTGTTCTGTGCTTGATGAGAGAGTGGCGTTAGTTGCTGTCCAATTCCCTACTGAACCGTAGAACGTGCTGTCTTGTACAGATAGTAATAGGTTCTCAGAAAGAGTAAGTGTGGGTGCATACCCTGTTAGAGATTCTGCGTAAGTCTGGATACCGTCGGATAGACCTTTGTGAGTGTACATAAAAATTGCTTCACGAATAAGGCGCTTCTGATTTGTTACTGGAAGATTTGGTTCTAGATCTAAACCGAAGTTCAAAGTCTCAATAGGCAATAAAGCAAATGCACCAGACTCAAATGAGTGGTTAGGTCGTAGCAAGTCAATCTGAGTCAACAGTTGTTCGTAGGTAAATGACATACCTTCCATAAAGGCATACAGTGCTGAGTTCTCATCTGTTACACCTAATGGGCTTTGGATCTGGCTTGTGAATACTTTTGGAATAATATCCATAATTCTTTTTTGAGCATTATGATCTGAAGGGACAGTGTCTGTAATCTGTCCAGCCACTACCCAGTAACCAGCATCAATAAACAAAAACATACGATAGTAAACCTGTTGACCAGGAGTAATAGGTGGGATAGCAATTTCAGCATCATCAGAGTCAACGAAGGTTGATCGAGTCACAGTTCCTTCAGTTGCAGCCTCTTCCCAAACTACAATTCCATCTTCTGCTGTTTCTGGAAATCCTGTTTGATTTCTTACGAGACGGATCTTTGTAAAGTTTCCTGTTGGGGTTTGCCACTCAACACGTGTCTTGGTGAAGTCTAAGACCACCAAGTCCATCGGTTCAACAGAGAAAGCAAGTCGTGGTTGTAGTCCATACTTTGCACTTGCATAACTAAAATTACCGTAACGTGCCACGAGTTAGTTACTCCTTAGCAGCCAGCGAGCAGGAAGGCGCTTAGTGGGTCTGCGCCAGTGACTACTGTAGTCCAAGAGGCTGTAGATCCATCAGTTACTAAGTACTTACCGTTGTTACCTGATTGAGATGGTAGAGCGTCAATTGTTGACCACTCGGTCTCGTAGTCATCACTAGAGGTTTTAGTTAGTACTTGACCATCAGTTCCTCCTGTAGGGACAGCGGTGTACATGTCGTACAAGCCGTACTCGATGTTGGCTAGTCGGTCCTTTAATGTATTCCAGTTGGTTGTTATTACGTCGAATGACCCAACCCATCCAGAACCTGTCTTAATCAGGGTACCTAAATTTGTTTGAATTGAGTTAATTTCTTCTTGCAGAGTGTTGACATGCTCAGCAAGGACTGTGTCGATGAAGTCTGTCTTGGTGCTAAATGACTTGATCGAGGCTGGGTATGTGGCTGTCACGGTCTTCCTTTCAATTCAATGTATCTATTTTCGTTGGTTTGCCGCCTATTTACTGCCTGAACTACGGGTGGGTATGAGCCTTGCCCTCTAGTGTTGCAACTTTTCCTTCAAGAGTAGTTACTTTAGTTTCAAGAGTCTTTACCTTGTTAGCAATAGCCATCAAGGTTGCTGTTAAATCTACTTCAGATGTTCCGTCAGATTGGTTAACTACAACTATGTGTGAAGTTAACCCTGTTAATGAGACCGAGTTTTCTAAAGGCTTTATAAAGATCTGTTTATTAAGTCCTTGATTTTTTCCAAAAGACCCCAACCAGACAGGGTATTCAGGATCTCCTCCTAGGTAGGTTACCCATACCCCCTGTCCAACTACAGGAACCTCTGTATGGATACTCGATGGTTCTATAGGCCAAATCCAATCAGTCATCTCAGACCCTGTAGTTTGAACTCGTACCTTGATTCGTCGCAAATTGTCAGGGTCATTGCGATCCGCAACAACTCCTCTATAAATTCCGTAAAGTCTTTTGATATCCATTACGCCTCAGTAATGTTTAAGTTCTCTTCCAGTAAACGGAAGATCTCATCTGCTCCACCGACTAGAGAGTTGTTAAGTGCTGCCGATCCTCCTGTGAGGAACAACTGTGTAACTTTGGCAGTCTTTACTCCAGGAACTTGTTGCAGAACAAACTCAAGATCTTGTGGATAGATTGTGTCTTGGAAGTTCATTCCTACATATCCAAAGTCAGTGAGGAGTCTGTTCTTAATAGCAGTCTCGACCTCTGTCGAGGTGTATTGATTTAATCTTGTGTATGTAAAACTGACTGTGATGTCTACATATACAGGTGGGGATACAGTCACTGTTGTTCCCAACAAGATCTTGTCAGCCAAGTATTCCTCAACATCTGTCGAAACGTTATCCCATTCAACTGTTGTGTCTCCAGCATCATCTAATCCTGGTGCAAGGTCTGAGTCTACTGCTGTTCTAGTTGGAGCGATGTATACGGTGACGGATGTCCATACAGCCGCTTCCGCATTTGCCTTTCCAACACCAGTGACTGCTAAAGATAGATCAGCGTAATCTTGCAGTGTTACTGCTCGATTGTTTGCACGAAGAGCAAGGGCTGCTGCAGTACGGATTTGGTCAGTCTCTTCTGGATCTGATCCTCCTAATGCTGGATCAGGATTTGAAACAGAAACAATACTTTGAAGTGCTGAGGTTTGAATCTCAGATAGCCCTGGAACGTAGTCAATGAAGGTTAAAGTGTCTGAGGAGACGTTACCAAAAGATCCTCCACCGACTGTGTAGATTGCTCGAATCTCTGAGTACAGTGTCGGTATAACTCCTGACACTCCATCGCCAAATAAGACTGTAACGATGTCGTCTTCATCTGTAGAGACGGTGAACACCTGATCTGTTGGGCCAAAGTCAAGGAGGTGCTGTACCTGTGTCCACTTAGTGTAGATGTCTCCATCTTGCACATAGATCTGTACGGAGTCGTCAACAGCAGGTGTCTCACCTAACTCAAAACGCATGGCTGGAAGACCTGTTGATGTTCCAATAAGTTCACCGTTAGTAGTTGCATTGTCTGATACAAGGATAACTGATCGTCCCTCTCCAGCAGTTACTATTTCTGTTCCAGGAGTTGCTCCTACTGCTGCTGGAACAACTGCATCTGCACCAGTTGTGAAGTAAACAGTTTGAACCGTATCGCCAATAACTACTTCTCCAGTAACGACCGTTCCTTCAGGGATGGTTACAGAAGAGGCAGATGTGTTACTAAACTCTAGTGTTACGTAGGCTTGACGGTAACCTGCAGGTGTGTATCCATAAGTCTGTGCAATATTTAGAACGCTGTTACGTTGGGTCGCTGTTGTTAGGAACGCCTCATTAGCATTTCGATCGATGTAGTAGGAGAGTATGTCGCCCATGTAAGCAAACGCCTCCACGAGTGCGACACCAAAGTCTGCTGGGTCAGCCGCTGTCCAGTCAGGTACACGATCTTGAATACGTGCGATTAGTTCTGATCGAATTGCAAAGTAGTCTTTGCTTGTGTAGTCGATCGATACGGGGATAGTGGATGGTGGGGTTATGGTCACAGGTTCTCCTCAATTGCTATAGCGTTTCCTTCAATTCGAATTAATCCTATTGAGGTGCTAGTTACCTCATCATTTGGCAAAGCGTAGGTAACATCCACCTGCATAATGCCTGTGTACTCATCAAAGACACTGCTGACAGACTGCAGAGTCAACTTCTGTAACTGGTCGTTAAAGGCTTGGTTGACTTCAAACTCAATCTGAGTCTGAGCATCCTCTTGGTTTTCAAAGACTGATAGAGGGATGTCTGTTCCAAACTTTGGACGCATTACTCGTTCTCTCAGTGCCGTGCCTATAACAGAACGAACTTTGTCAGCCCAAATCTTTGTCTGGTCTGTTGTGGTACCTACACGTCCATAAGGATCTATAGAGAAAGGCAAGGAGATTGCAACTT